TACAAAACCTGGAACAAGACCTTCACATCCAGGAAAGAATCCAAGACCAGGGGAGGAAATTGCACCAAAGGCTGCGGAACCGACAACCGCTCCATCCAAACCAATTACCAAACCTGGCACCAAACCAACAACGAGACCTTCACACCCTGGAAAAAATCCAAGACCTGGCGAAGAAATTGCACCAAAAGCTGGAAAAATATCTCCTGAGGACGCTAAACAAGAAGTAATTGATGTTATCTTAAATTTACTAAAATAAATAAAATGGCGAAGATTAAAGAACAAATAGATTACGGGGACAGACCAGAAAGAATGGACCCAAGACTAGAACGAAAATTGGGAAGTCCTGAAAGTTTGTATGCAAAAAATCCTGCATTAAAAAAAGGTTCTAAGGATGTTGAAAGGTTGGTAAGTGCAAGATTTGGCAAAGTTGCTGACAAATTGAAACAAGTTACTGGAATACAGGATATTAGTTCTCAACAAGTACAGGGAATGATTTATCAGGAAATGATGAGTAAAGTTCCTATGATTATGAGTATTGAAGGTAGACACAGAGAAGAATTAGAACAACTTGCAATCGACGCTTGTTTAGAAGAAGCACAAGTTCCAAATGATTGGTTTACAATTGAAGCGAAGTTAAATAGGGCACCTATCAATACTTCCGATTTTAATTTAAAACCAAAAAAACCTCAAGACTCTCCACCACTTGAGATTCCTTCATTCGATGTTGAGGATTTGACCGATGAAGAAATTAGGGAGTTGGAAATCCACAAAAGAAACATGATTAATGCTTTGGTTCAAGGAGCGGCAAAAAAAGGACATTATATTTTCCAAAAACCTGAGGTCAAAGAAAGATTAGACGAGATAGACCCTCGATTATACCCCGCCTATTTAGGAATAATGGCAATCAATGATTTCCTTTATTTTTCTATGGAACAAATGATTGAACAAATGTCCCAAACTGGAAGTGGTGTTGCTGGTAAAGTTAAGTTGGAAAACAATGACGAAGATGAGGACGAAGAAGGTGGTGAGGAAAAACCTGATACCAAAATTGTGGCTGAAGGTCTAATATTCCCAATTTTATGTCATGAGATTATTAAAGGTCTTGAAGAATCTATTGGTAGACATGGATTACCTGAAGACCCTGAGATGTCTCAACAAGTAAGAGACGTAACTGATGTATTATCAAATGAACCAATGCAACTTCGAATCGGTCCTGAAATTATCGAAAAGATTAGATTTGCATTACCTGATGAAATGTTCGATGAGGACAATAAAGGTCTTACTCCATGGTTTCATTCAATCCTATACAAAACAGAGGCTAAGGAATTCTTAGAAATTATTGGTAATGCAATATCTGAAGACGAGTCTAAGGTGAAACGTGCAACTGCAAAATTCAGAGAAATCATGAAACAAGCACAACAATCCAAGAAAGAGTATGATGAATTCAAAGGTGATGAAGGTACTCAAGGTAGCGATGACGATGATGATTTTGGACTTGATGACCTTTATAGAGATTTAGGAATTCCAAGACCATAAAAAATCCTAATATGATTTAATTTTGTGAACAAAGAACAATTAATTATAGAATATACGAAGTGTATGAGGAGTACTCCTTATGCACTTCGTTCTTATTTACAGACATACGATAATACAGTATCAAAGTATGTCCCATTAGAACTTTTTCCTGACCAAGTATCACTACTTGAAGATTACGAAAGCTACAACGAAAACATTGCATTAAAATACAGACAAGCGGGTGTTACAACCGTAACTGCCGCTTGGGCGTCAAAAAAACTTGCATTCGCAAGAAAAGAAAAACCTGAAAAAGTTCTAATCATTGCCAATAAGTTGGATACTTCAGTGGAAATGGCCAACAAAATAAGGTCATTTATTGAACAATGGCCTGATTGGGTTGATATAAGATTCTCTGTGGAAAAAAACTCCCAAAGACATTTCAAACTAAATAATGGATGTGAAGTTAAAGCGGTGGCAACATCTAAAGATGCTCTTAGAGGTTATACACCAACAATTCTTATTTTTGACGAAGCGGCCTTTATCGAGGCAGATGGAGACTTTTGGTCTGCTTGTATGGCCTCACTATCCACGGGTGGTAAAGTTATTGTAGTTTCCACACCAAACGGTTACGACCCAATATATTATGAAATATATGACCAAGCGTTAAGAGGAATGAATGATTTCAAAATCTCTGAAATGTTTTGGTATCGGGACCCTCGTTACACCAAAGATTTATACATGGTAAAGACAAATGATTTGGTTCATTATCTTTTGAATCGAGAAGACTACCCTGTAGATACTGTAATTAACTTAGCCAATGATAATCCTTACGAAAGAGATCATACTATTGTAACAGATTATATTTCTCAAGGGTATAAACCGTGTTCTGCATGGTTTGAGGGAATGGTAAAAAAACTCAAGTACGATAGACGTAAAGTTGCTCAAGAACTTGAATGTAACTTCTTAGGATCGGGTGATAACGTATTCGATTCAGATCTAATGCAGAACATTTCCAAAAACCAACTAAGGGCCCCACAAGCTAAACTTATGGGTAATGCTTTGTGGATTTTTAAAGAGCCTGTAAATGGTCATAAGTATGTGATGGGTGTTGACGTTTCTCGTGGAGACTCAGAAGATTTTTCATCAATACAAATTATTGATTTTGATGAACGGGAACAAGTATTAGAATATGTTGGTAAAATCCCTCCCGATGTGCTAGCTGAAATTGCTTATAAGTGGGGGACAATGTACAATGCCTATTGTGTAATTGATATTACAGGAGGTATGGGAGTTTCAACCGCCAGAAAAATGCAAGAATTACAATATCAACCCGGATTGTATGTTGATGGAGTTGACACTTCTAACAAATGGAAGTGGGACCCGAAAATAAATGAAAAAATTCCTGGTATCAACTTCAACACAAAAAGAGTCCAAATTATTGCAGCATTTGAAGAGGGGGTTAGACACGGATTCAAAATATATTCCCACAGAACTTATAATGAGATGAATACCTTTATATATATTCATGGAAGACCCGACCACCAGAAAGGACAACATGATGACTGTATCATGGGTCTTTCCATGGCGATTTATGTCGCTGAAAAATCATTTCAATCATTAACTAAAGTTGTTAATCACACAAAAGCCATGTTGAATTCGTGGTCTACTGTGATGAATGAAAATAAAAATACTTCAGATTTTTTTAACCCATTAGTACCTCAAATGGGTCGAGACCCAAACTTAAATAATAATGGGGCATCTAAAGCAGACTACCAAAAATATGGATGGTTATTTGGAGCTAAATAACTATTTATATTACTGAGGTAAAGAGTAAATTTAGATTATGGCAGAACAAAATATGACGGTTTGGCAAAGACTGTCACAAACATTTGGACCTAACTCATTATTAAAACAAGATTATCCAACATTCAAGTTTGATAAAAAGGAACTCCTGCGCACAAAGAGTAGAGAGGAGTATGAGAAAGAAAAACTTCAAGCTCAACAAACATATTATCTTACTAATCAATGGGCTAAGGTTGAGAACAATCTTTATTCTCAAGCAATTTATTATGAACCAACAAGACTATCCGCACAATACGACTATGAATCGATGGAATATACTCCTGAGATTTCTGCAGCATTAGACATTTACGCTGAAGAGTCAACTACTACAAATGAAGACGGGTTCATATTACAAATTTATTCAGAGTCTAAAAGAATAAAGGGATTACTTGCAGATTTATTTAACAATGCTTTAGATATTAACACAAACTTACCAATGTGGACACGTAACACGTGTAAGTATGGTGACAACTTTGTCTATTTGAAGTTAGACCCTGAAAAGGGAATTGTAGGATGTCAACAATTACCGACAATAGAAATTGAAAGACATGAGGTTGGTGCGAGTGGCAAGATTTCTGTTGATGTAAAAAATGAGGTGGATAAAGACCAAAAAGGATTACACTTCACTTGGAAAAATAAAAATATGGAATTCCAATCTTGGGAAATTGCTCACTTCAGATTATTGGGAGATGACAGAAAACTTCCTTATGGTACTTCTATGTTGGAAAAGGCAAGAAGAATTTGGAAACAACTATTACTATCAGAAGACGCGATGTTGATTTATCGTACATCAAGAGCTCCTGAGAGAAGAATGTTCAAAGTATTCGTTGGAAACATGAATGATGACGATGTTGAGGCGTATGTGCAACGTGTCGCCAACAAGTTCAAAAGAGAACAAATTGTTGATAGTAAAACAGGTAACGTCGATATGAGATTCAATCAAATGGCGGTTGACCAAGATTATTTTATTCCTGTTCGTGATCCGGCTGCTCCCGACCCAATTACCACATTACCGGGGGCAACTAACTTATCTGAAATTGCCGATATTGAATATATCCAAAAGAAATTGTTAACCGCTCTCCGAGTTCCAAAAGCATTCTTAGGTTTCGAAGAAGTTGTTGGTGATGGTAAAAATCTAGCATTACAAGATATTAGATTTGCTCGTACCATTAACAGAATT